TTTCCTCTTAAGGCGATTAAACTTTCTCTAATATCTTCTTCTGTGGCGTGAACAAACCACGGCGTCGCCAGTAAATAAGGAACTATTTCATCATTATTCCACCAGCGACGCCCCATAGGTTTTAGCTCCCCAGTGCCAGAGCTTCGGGAAGTCCACGAGAACTCCCTACAGTTTGAATTTGAGACGCTGTAGCTGTAGCGTATTTTTGAACTTCAAGTTCCATTCGAACTGTTTCCACGATGGTGCCGGCAAGTTTGGCTACCGCATTTGCGCGTGTGGCGTTACTTGTTCCGTTACGGAGAGAGTCTATTTCATCAAAGATGGCGTCACGAAGTCCTGCGCTGGATCGAACTACAGGAGCGGGAGGCGTGTTTACTTTGGTCATTTGAGGTTCTTTCCGGCCCGTTAAGATTATCTTGACAGGTGGGCTAAGGCTGCAAGATATTGGTTAAATCTTTCGAAGATTTCGCGAGACCCCCATTTGGGGGACGTAGAGTTCTTCCGCGCCGCTAGTTCCAGCTTTTCGCCGGATGTAGTCCGATTCCAGCGCGATGTCAAACACGCGCTGGACGGAATCACTTCGGACTTTGGCTGAGAGGTATTTGAAGATGACTGAGCGCGGGAGACCTTGGCCGCCGGTCCGCATGTGCATCTGGAACAAAGCCATCCTCATATCTTCAAAAACCTGCCCATCCGCGTGTGATACCATGGCGGCGAAGATTTCAGGCATTCGAGACTCGGCTTCGGTGAGCCAGAGGAATGCACGGGATAAGTGTTCGGTTGTGACGGTCATGGATGCATCAGACAGGGCCGCGATCATGGCGAGTTTGGATAGGTGAAAGTGTCGGCGGGTTACGTATTGGTGAAGCCGGTTGTGGGAGGGGGCGCCCACAGAGGGGTCTTGGTTAAACGCATTATAGGCATCCTGGACATCGGGTTCCCATTCCATAGGTCCTTTGAGGGTGGCCAGTTTAGCGAACCCGGCAACCAACGCGGCCTCTTTATCAGATTGATCTTTTGGTTTGGCGAACAAATTCTTAACACGTATCTTTTCGTCACTGTAAACCAATATAATCCGAGCCATAAAACCCGTGTCCCATAGCTCGTGGGAGATTGTATTTCCAAGATTCTCGGGCGTTGTTCCCATAAGGAAGGACACTCCAGGATTTTGGATTGACTTGCCATTGTTGTGGGTTCTCTTTTGCTCGGCGTTGATGGGGGGGCAGTCGAATAGGTCGGTCATGATCCCGGCGAGGGCGTTGTCGAACTTGGACATGAAGTTTGCGAGATCGCGTACGATGACGGCGAGGTAGTGGTATTCGTAGGGTTTTCCGTCAAGAAGGATTCCACGAGAGGATTCTGCGAGTGCGTCGAGAAATCCTTGTTTGGTGACATCATTTGGGCTGATAGCCACCGCACGTGATTTGCGAAGGATCGTTTCAAGCGGGCTGATCGCGATTGTCTTGCCCACGCCGGCCGGTCCGACAAGAACCACAAACATATTTGGATAAGTGTTTCCGTTTATTGTCTCCGTCCAAACTCGCCTTTCCACCGCCGCCCCAACTGCGAAGATCGCGGACCAGAGGCGGAAGATAAAGGAACTGGACTTCTCGCTAGTAAGTTCGAGGTATTGTTCCACTAAGCCAGTCGCTAGGGGAAGTTCTTGCTGACTGGACTCGGGTTCGGGTGTCGGCTCCTTTCCATTTTCTAAGCCCGTCCGGGTTTCCGTCTGCATAGTTTTTCCGCGCACTGTCTTCGTACCCCCAATTGAAACCTGTAACAAACTCCCCCGGAATTATCATCTGGCGGGGGACGCCATTGTGTGTGAAAGTGAGCGGGGCGGATTGGAATTCGCGATTGACTTCGGTTATGATTTGGGGGAGATTGGGTGTGTGTTTTGTTTGGAAGAGGAAGGCATCGTGGTTTTGAAGAAGTATCTGTATAGGTAAATACCGAGGATTATCCAAGGCCAGTTTAGAGCGAGTCCAGCAATTAAGAAGAACAAGGTTAAGCAGTTCTCCAATAGTTGACTGTGGAACATAGGCAATCGCCTCCCGGAGGGTTGAGGCTTCCCAAGAGCGGCCGAAGAACAGGCGGCGTCGGCCAAATGGGAGCGGGGTTTCGAGGGATTTGTGTTCCTCTAGCTGGGATTTGATCCATCTGTGCCAAATGGCGTGGGCGGGGAATGCCCTGAAATAACGTTCCTGAAACTCTTCAACAACTCTAAGCGGTATTCCAACGTGTTCAGCAATTCCATAAGCTGATCCAGCGTAATTGCTCCCGTGTCCCAGGCGCTTAGCCACATCGCGATAGGTGTATCCTCCAAGATTTGGATACTCTGTATCAGCGATTTTTCGGTTAGCTTTCGGATCACTTGTCCACTCCAATTCAGGCCATGCCATCTGGCAAACGGTTGTGTGAAGGTCGCCACTTTCGCAAGCGTTCCAATACGCGAGATCGCCACAGGCTGCATAAATGCACCCCGCGACAAGCCGCGACTCTGCTTGCTCTAAGTCAGTACTAACCGCAATGTATCCGTCATCCGCGCAAAACATTCGGCGCATAGTTGATGTGATGTTTTGAAGGTTCGTCCCTCTTCCATAGACGTTACGGGAAGACGACCATCGGGCGTTTTCTGTACCAGCGACGTTATATGAACATCGCATTCGACCGTCCGCGTCCAAGGGCGTTCGGAGCACCGTGAGCATTTTGTCGCAGTCTCGGATGGTAAGTATGAGGGAGACCAAGGGCTGTGCCAGGTGTATGGGTCTGACGATTCGGTCCCGAGGGGCAATTCCAGGCCCTCGTACCCTAAGTTTGGCCCATTTGCGAAGGGCTTTGTCGTTTGCGGAGGGGGAGCGTTCTGTGCCATGGGGGGTCTTTCGGATTTCGTAGTGGACGGGGAAGCCGAGGGCGTCGTTGAAGAGGGCTAGGACTTGTTTGGAGGAGGAGGGGTTCAGGCCCCTTAATCGCGTTAGGTCCTTTCGAACCACCACTGTTCGATATCGCGGGGCAAGGTCTTGTCCACGCTTGCCTGTTGGTGTATAGATTTCTTTTGTTTTTGTGACTTCTTCATACTCCTCCGGCCCCCAAATCGCATTCGCGAACTGGTCCAGTAACGCTTGAGCTTGCTCTTTGAGTTGGGTATAACGTACGGTTTCATCGGCTCTGACTTTCTGTTGGGTCATAACTCCGGTCCGCATCATTTCCAGAGCAGGCCCTTGCATGGCACGGACGAAGCGGTAGGAGCGGGTTGCGGGAGGGTTGTTTTGGAGTAGCTCCGCGAGGCGTTCGTGGACACGGAGAGTGACGGCGGAATCGAGGGCGTTGTAGGCGTACTCAATCTGGTTCGCGTCCATCGAACCGGATTCGATTAGGTCGTAGAGGTTGGCGCTTTGGAGTTTAATTACCATCCCCGGCCTCCACATAGTATATTGTTTCTTGGCGAAGTTTAATCATCACTCATCCGCCGTGTTCCATATCGTTTAGGTTTCCAATCATACATCATCTCCATAGATTCGATATATGATTCAATAGCCTCTTGGTGTTCAGCGGGAAGAGCCTCATAACTGGACGCTTCAATTATATGTTGAAGCAAATCGGTAGCCATAAGGGCTCTGAATTTCCAGTTTTCTTTACTTGGAAACTTTTTCAAAAAGTTAAACATTGTCTTTGATCTCCACGTAGTAGATGGTTTCCTGGCGAAGGCCCAGGAGCCTTAGAACCTCCAAATTTGGTCCCCGATGGCCGTTCAGAATCCGGGACATTGCGCTTTTGTCAAAGCCGTTTTGCTGACACCACTCCGTGAGAGTGAGACGCGAGCGAATGATTTCGGCCCGGAGCCGGTTTCGGATTTCGGACTCGGAGACTGTGTTGGGAGGGGACATTAGTCGTCCTTTTTGAATTCGTCGATCCGAGAGTCTTTGTGGGCGAAGGAGCGCATCTTTTTCCACGCCGGGACGTTAGCGTAGAGTGAGCCCAGAAAGCCGAGACCTTTTGGCAACTCACTGTAGAGGGAATGATGGGCCAGCATCGTGTCTTCGGTACAGTTTCGCGGGGCGATGCCATACAGGGCTAGATATTGGAGATCGTATAGCCCGTTCTGGAATAGCTTAACCAAATCCGCTCGCTCCAACCATTTCTTCACAAACCCCCAGGCTTTCAACTCTCCTTCGGCATCCGGGAAATAGTTAGGACATGGGCCTTTTTGCCAAAAGGGAATACAAAGTGAAACTGAATCACTTGGGGCAAAGGAGATACAAGTGATTTGACCGTGACGAGTTTCAATATCACACGCAGTGATCCGGGTGCGGGACATGAATCGCTGATCAAACTCCAATATATCCTCAAGCGAGGGAGCCAGCCAGAGTTCAGTGTTATCGAATCGAAGGTCCGGGTTTTCACTGTTGTTCCAGGCTTTCTGTAAGTCGGCGAGTACGATGGGGCGAAGGGACCATTGTTTCAGGACGCTGGAAGGGTGGTGCGTGACCAGGACTTTAGTTTTCGAAGCCAACCCAGGAAGCTGGACTTGATAGATGTTTCCTCGGAGATCGCCGGAAGCAATGCCAAGACCGAGGGACCAAGAGGCGATGGGGCCAAGGGCGATGATAATGTTGGGTTGGATTGAGGCGAGTTCGGAGTACAGGGCTTCGAGTCGTGGAAGGTGAACATCATTAATCCAGAGTTTGGGTTGAGTGCTAAAAGCCCCGAGTCTTCGAGCCGGTTCGCTAGGAGTTGTTGTACCGTAGGCTCGGCCAATATCGTCGGGAGGTTGGCGATTGAAGACAAAGGTTCGGTAGGTGTCATGGATTGAGACTCCGAGGGTTGAGAGCATTCGGCGAAGTTCGTGACCTGCCGGGCCGATGAAGGGGGTGGAGCGGGAGGATTCTTCATCGGAAGGGCAGTCTCCAAGGAGGATTATGTTGGCGGTGCGGGGGCCGATGGGATCAATGACTGGGCCGAGGGTCAAAAGGGAATCTCGTCATCGACAGGGGTTGGATAATTGTTGTATTCGTTAGGATAGGAAAGCCTTTCCAGAACCAGAGTGGCGTACCCGGCAATGTCACGCCAGTTGTCATCGTAGTTCGGGTCTCCGTTTAGGATTCGCGCGATCTTGTCGGCAATGGTGCGGAGGGCTTGGCGTTGGAAGGGGCGCATCAGTTCCCAGGAGGGGCGAATTGAGTCTTCGTTAAATTGGATGACTTCCATTAACTCTTCCGCGATCCGGGCGTGATCCGTAAAATCCCCATAACGCTTCTCGCGTTCGGCTAGGATGGATTGAATGTCGGTCATAGGTTGGTCCTGAAACAAAGAGTGGACCCCGAGCGCGAGGCCCAGGGTCCAGAGTTGCGGCGCGCGGGAGGGAGAACGCGCCGGGTGGGGTTAGTCGTTTGCGGGAAGCACCTTGGAGACCTTCGGGAAAAATTGTCCCTCGCGCTCGCCCTTACCGGGTCGCTGTTCCATATAGAGTTTCACTTCCTGGCCGGGGAGTTCGTTTAGGACGTCTTCGAGTTCAAGACCTTTCACATTAAGTTGGAGGGTTTCTTCGGCGAGTTTGCGGAGAGCGTGTTGACCGGAACCGTCACCGAGAGAGTAGTCGCGGGAGACGAGTTTGCC